TCATCATCTGAATCGTAAAAGTCTCTTAAGACAAGATCGAAAGTTCCGAACTTATCAGTATCAGATGTTGACTTTACAATATTTTCTATAGAAAATTTAAACTTATGAGAAACACCACTTCCGTCTGAAAGTGTCTCTATCTTGAAAAGGTTGTAAGGTGAAGCACCAAACTTTTGAGATATTACAAAAGGTGAAGAAGCGTTACTAAATCTATCTTCAAAAGATTCATAAACAGGTACGTTTCCTGAAGCAGTATTTCTTCCAACAGAAGAAGACAATAGAAATCCTGTAGGCTCTCCATCTCCATAAACGCCAGGAGTAACAACACCCGCGCCGGTCACAACAGCGAAAGATGGGTGAATGTCATAGTGACCGTACAGAAGGTGTCCTTCTTCTTCAAGCTTAAGCGGATCAGTATTCAGTATATTTGCAATGTAGTTTGGTGAATACATATCAAAAGAAGCTGTAAGCGCAGAAGGCTTTGCAGCAGTTGACTTAAACCCATTCATGAACATTACAAAATCGCTTCCGCCGCCAGAAGTAACAACTGACCCTGTCATAAATCCGCTAGTTGTGCTTGAAGCAGCTGTTGAAGAAGGTGCAGTGTTTGTAGCGCCTCGAGCACCACTAAGTGTCAAAACAACGCCAGAAGCAGCAAGTACGACACCCCTTAAAATAGCACTAGCTTTATTCTCACCAGAAGTTTGAATACCAGCATCAGAAAAGACTGTACTCCCGGCTGACTCTGACATAAAACATCCAAGAAAGTATGTTCTTCCTTCTCCATCACCGCCAGAGTTTGCATACGGGTTATCACCTTTGATACCGTTTGCTTGCACCTGTCTTTCACCTACAACGAAACCTCCGCGTGTAACGTTCCCTGTAGAAGATGATCTCTTCTTCCCGTCACCTGCACCCAATACTTTTACATATGTTAGTGCCTGAGCATTCTTAAGCCACTCACTGGCAGCAATCGGTCCATATTTTAATCCGTCCGACGCGCCGTATGTAAGTTTGTATTGACCATAAGTTGCAAAAGTTAGCGGAATATAAGCAGGTCCTTCGTTTGAAGTGCCAATAATTCCTGCAGGGACACCAGTCGGCCCAGTTGGAGTAGGACCAGATAAGTCAATCTCTCTTGTACTGACACCTGCTGATTTAAATGTTAGCTCTGCCATGTTTTATTCTCCATGTATCTTTTATAATTATTCAAAACTTACACCTGAATTTGTAATAATGAAGTCTATTGCAATAAATTCTACTGCTCTCGTTGGAACAAGAATAATCTTACCATTCAGCCTGTTTTGCTCTATGTCTTCATTTGTGTTATTGGAAGAATCCATAACTATTCTAAAACTGTCAATACCTTGATTTCCTTGAATTGACGCAAGCTTTGGCTTTGTGAGAGATATAAACTTTGCACGTGTAGCGGGTGTATTCTGTTCAAATATTAGACTATTTGCAATGTCTGAAACTATTCTCTTTACTTCTAATAACATTCTTCTAACATTAACTCTATCTAGTGAAGATTTTGCTTGCTGAAGTGTCTTTTGACCAAATATAACAAAACCTCCGTCTGGGAAGTTAGCTATAGGATTAATGCGAGCGTCGTACAGAACGTTTCTATCTTCTGCTGTAAGTCTAACTTCTGTATTTAAAACAGAATCAAGCGATCCTCTATTGAAACCTGCAGGAGCAAACCATGGATAAGCTATTCTATCATTGTATCCTAGCGCACCGAGTGCAACAACTGAGGGTGGAACATTGACTGCTTCTCCTGTTAGATCGTCTTCAATAATAACGTCTGGGAAGTACGTAGCTGAGTAATTGTTGTCAAGTGCTCTTCCTTCAAATTGCTCAACAGATTTTCTAACATTCGGTCTAGTTGATGCATCATCATATAGTCTAGTAGGAGTATCATCGTAAGAAGGCATATCCATCAAGTAAATAGCTTTACTATATTCTTTTGTTTTCTCCATTGCAAAGTCTGTAACATAGCTATCACGTATGCCTGGAACAGTTACAATATTAACTCTGGTAGCAAAAGGATCTGTGATTATTTTCAAAGCTGATCTGTATGAGCTTATAATGTTATTGTCTTTTGCTGCACCCGGCGAGGATGAAACTGAAAGTCCGATATAACCCAAAGCATCTCCTGCAGCTTTTCCGCCTGCATCTACAGAAGCTGCCTTGTCATTCATCTTTCTTTGATCTCTATCGAGAATATTCAAGCCATCAAACCCACCGTAGAGCATGTTTGTAAACTTCATATAGTCAGTAAATCTATTAAAAGTAACGGCTGAGTTTGCAGCAGCGATTGTGCCAAAAGTCATTCTATTTCTAGAGAAACTATCTGTAATTGTATACTGAGGCTTAGAAAGTTTTCCGTTTCTAATGTAGGCGGCCTCTAACATATGCTCTGAGACTGATGCTGTCAATGCAGTAAGTATAGCAGTTGGTGTTTCTCCCGCAGTGGGAGAATGATAAAGAGCAACATTTGCCAAAGTAAACTTATTGTTATGCAACGCATCCCCACCAGAACCGGTAACAAGAACATCAAGATTTGCAATACCCAGCATCTTTGAGTAGCTGCTTAAGAGATTGTTGTGTTCTCCTGAACCATTTGCTTTTAAGGCAGCATTTGTGACATTGTTTTCTGATGGTACTCTTTCAAACTTAATTCCAAAGAAGTATCTCGAATCAGCTAGCTCGAGTGAACCCGGGTCTCCTTCAAAAGCCGGTGAAGAAGAAACAGCGCCTCTTGTTGATTTAAATCTAAGAGGAACTGGAGGCACAATAGAAGAAGTGAGCGGTAGTTTTGAAGTTGACGCAGACCCGGTTACGAAAGCCAGTCTTGCGCTAGATGGATCATTTAAGCTTCCGTCACTGAGAATGCTTGTATTATCTGTAAGACTTGTTGAAGTCTTGAGTAAAGGAAGACCTCTAAATCCGAAAGGAAGTGCCCCTTCTGGAATTTGTCTATCTTCCACTGCAGCATTCATAATAATTCTAACATAAGCTGATTTATTAGGCCTCTTTCCTGTGACGTTCAAACGTCTTTCAGACTCGGTCTCTGCATCAAAATTATAGTAAGCTTTAAGATCACCTATCTTAGTTCCGACATAATTTTCGTCTCCTGGATTTAATGTACAGAGAGAAAATTGCTCCAGAATCTTAAGATCTGTATCTGTGTCATAAAAATCTCTAACTAGAACTGTGAATGTTCCATAAGGATCTTTTGGATTTGTTGATTTTCTAAGATTAGAAATTGAAATCTTTACTTTTCTATTGCCAGCTATTCCATCATCAAGCGCTTCAAAGTGGAATAAATCATATTCTTTTTCTCCAAATGGTTGGGAGATAAAAGATGTTGATCTTGCTGTCTGATATCTAGTGTTGAAAGATCCAAAAAGCTGTGTAAAAGTAGTCCCAGACCCTCCGGCGCCGGCGTTTGTATTGCTAGATCCGGATAAGATTGCAACTGTTGCATTAGATCCATCAGATTTAACTCTTGCTAGCTCATCTTCAACAGGAAAATCTGCGTAAAGATAGTGCTGCTCTTCATTAAATCTATCAGGGTTGGTATTCAGTATTTTCCCAACGTAGTGCTTGCTATCTGGATTAAGCGATGCAGTGTAAATCTTGATACCTGAAAAAGCTTCATCACTTGAAAAGTTAGAACCGGCTGCAGAAGAAAGAACAAGCTTGAACATTCCTTGTTCTGTAGTTCCGTCATATGATCTTACCTTAGCAGTGTCACCTGATGTAGAAGTTCCTGCATAAAATCCATTATGATCTAAAACTTCGAATCTTGATCCGCTAGGTGTCATAAGCATTGCTCTTATGAGATGTACATCTGACGCTGCATCGACAGAACTGTTGTCAGAAAACACTGGCATACCGTAAGCTTCGTTAGCTGTAGGATCATGCTTTGCAGCAAGAAACTGGACAACGCCGTTAAATCTGCCTTCTCCAGAAACGCTAGATCTTGAAGAAGCAGCTAGTAAAAATCCTGCGTTTTTAACTGTTCCTGCCGTTTGGGTATTTGATATATCTGTGGTGGTACTGTTAGCTCCTGCGCCTAAAACTCTTACATAAGTAAGTGCAGTTCTGTTCTTAAGCCACTCGTTTGCTGCATAAGTTCCAAATTTTTCCGGATCTAGAGATCCAAATTTATTTTCAAAATCTAAAAATGACCCGACTGTAACAGGAACAAAAGCGGGTCCTTTTTGCGCAGTTCCGATAACTCCCGCAGGAACGCCAACAATTTCCGTTGTTCTTTGAGTTAGATCAATTTCACGCTCAAAAAAGCCCGGAGATCTGAAAGTTTGTTCTGCCATCAATTACTCCTAAAAATTCCTATTATAACTATGTTTGTCTTTGCTAAACATCTATTTTAATTATGACTCAATTCTCTCAATTTCTTCAATAATCTCAGAAGAAGCAACAGTTTCTCCGGCCCTCTGATTTCTAGTTCTTATCTTTGAAAATTCTGTTTTTGTTGATTTTGTAAAGGGATTTATTATAGTATTTTGTATAATTTCTCTTGATTCTCCTCTCACTAACTCGTGCTCTTTAATGTTTGTAAGATCTTCAAGAACATGCCTTTTTACAGTTTCTCCCTTTCTTTCAGGTTGATAGTTAATAGATTCAGCATCACCACTATATACTCCAAAACTCAAGTTAGGAGCCGAAACATAGCTTCTTACCATTTTTGGCATACCGGGATGTTTAGGGTTTAATATGTAACCTGGAATAGTCACAGAAAACGTGTGTTTAATAATTCTTTCATCTTCTGTAAAATTATCTAAATTTGTACCAGAATTTGAAAATGGGCCTGAAAAGAAAGCTACTAATTCATAGCCTCCCATTGTCACAATAGGAATTTCTTCTCCCTGCCCAGTAAAATTTACGAGAAGCGTTTCAAGCATTTGATTTGATTGCTGCATATACTGCGTCCAAAAAACAATGTCATAAGTAACAGCAACAAATTCGGGATATGGAACCTGTATTACTTCAAATATATTTGTCCCTAACTGCTCACCTAGACTTACTTTTGCGCCAGCAGAAAATTGTATGTTTGCATTTTCTCTTCTTGTTGAAATTGTATCAGGTTTTACGCCAAAACCCGGAGCTGGTGTATTTGAAAGAAAGTGTCTTTGAGAAGAAACATTATCTTGATGTTTAATACCTTGTTTGTTAATAATGTTTTGATATTTTCTGTCTCTTTCACTTAATCTATATTTAATAACATAATTTTCTTGTTCTCTAAAAGCAATTGCAGTTTTTTTATTTGATTGAGACGGTGAGAAATCAATATTTTGTCGCATAATAGAAATCAAAGGCAAAATTAAAGTGTTTTCTCTATCTCTAATTGGGTTTTTTCTTCTAGTTAGCGCAAATCTTTCACCTGATGCAAAAATAACCGGTACTTTTTGAAGTGTACCTTTGTGTTTAACTTCAAAAGAAAGTTTTTTGTCAAATAGCTCAAAGATGGCTCTATCAATATCTTCAATTCCAATAGAAGGGATGTCAAAATCTTCAGGCGCATTATTGCCGTCAAAATCTTTTATAACTTTTTCACCTTTAATTTGATGTCCCATAATTAATCTCCGCCTTCATCATAAAAAGACGATCCTACACTTCTAGGGTCACCTTTAGGAGAAACTTCTTTAGGTCCACTAATAGGTTTGTCTAGAACACCGTTTTCTCTTAATTGCCTAATGTCTCCTGTTTCTCCAATTCTATTCTTTTCAAATCCGCGCTGCTGAACGAAAGTCTCCTGAACTGCATCCGGATCTGAATATGCTTCTGAAGTTGGTCCAAATATTTTTGATAAAAATTGTTCTTTTCCTGACTGTTTGTCTGTAATGGTAATGTAGCTCTTATGCTCAATTTGGCCAAAAATAACGTCGGAAGCTGGGCCTTTTATGACTTCAAAGAATGTAGATCCGTAAGAAAAGAAATCAC